AACGTCGCACTTGGTATCACAAATTTAGTCAACACAATCACTTTAGGTAATAGCGGCCCACAAGGTATCCCCGGAATACAGGGGCTGCTCGGTCCTGCAAACACATTGTCTATCGGCACTGTTACTGCAAGCCCTTCAGGTGCCGACGCTGAAGCAACAATTACAGGGGCTGCTCCTAATCAAACGCTTAGCCTAGTAATGCCAAGGGGCGACCAAGGCATACAGGGCGACCAAGGTATCCAAGGTATACAAGGCATACAGGGTATACAGGGTACACAAGGCGATGAGGGTATTCAAGGTATCCAAGGCGAAACTGGGCCATCTGGAATTACAAGCTCAAAGGGTATTGCGACATTAGACTTTGGCAATGGCAGTCTGACCGCCGAAACCGTAGTTACTGGGTATTCAGAAATAACAGCAGACTCGGTTGTTATGGCTTCTATGAGAATCACTGCAACATCGGAACACTCAACAGATGACTTGCTTGTTGACCCAATTCGGCTGGCAGTCAAAGACCTGATTGCAGGCGTAGGTTTTACAATCTACGGTGAGATGGACAACGCTAGAGCAAATGGCACATACAAGATAAACTGGATAATAAGGTAAGGACTTAAAATGGCAGTAGAGATTAAAAGCGGCAATAGCACCGACTTGCTCAGTATTGACACAACAAGCAAGGCGATAAGGGTCACTAACTACGATAGCAGTGGAATTGAAAAGCCCTTTCACCCTCTACCAGAGTCCTTAGCCACGTCGCCTGTCACCGAGGTGCACAATGACGTTATTGCTTCGATTGACGTAAGTGCTTACAAGTGGGTATCTCTACAGCTTTCAGGTACGTTTGTAGCAGCCGTTGTATTTCAAGGCTCGAACGACAACGGAACATTTTACGACGTAACCGTACAGAACCCCGGTCTCGTGCTTGACCCTTACACCACCTCCATGACAGGCGTAGGGCTTGTAAAGATTCCAGTTTTGTTTAATTACCTTCGAGTCAGGGTTACAGCCTACACATCTGGAACTGTAGAAGGAACTGCCTTGGCATACAAAGAGTCAAACGACTCGGGGCAGATAAGCTCGACTGGAACTGTTGACGGAGCGGTTAGCATAACCAACTTGCCTGCTGACCAGACCGTATCTGGAACAGTAAGCGTAAGCAACTTGCCTGCTACTCAGGCAGTTAGCGGAGGCGTATCTATAGTCGGTGCAACGTCACTGTCACCATTCTATGCAATAGGCGCAACAGGTACTAACCAAACAAGTGTTAGCGCAGCTCCTTCGATTTTGAGGTCTGTAGTTTTTACTAATCTTGCCGCAACCCCTAGACACCTCAAACTGTACGACATTGCAACAACGCCAGTCGCAGGGGCAGGGACGCCCGTTATTGTTTGTTCTTTAGCAGCGGCAGGGACACTTGCGTTTCCTTTGCCAGTCGAAGGTTTTCCCTTCTCTAACGGCATTGGTTACACAATGGTTCTAGGCGCAGCTAACAACTCGGCATCACCAGCTACGACTTCGCCTGACTTTACAGTTTCAATGATTTATTCTGCATAAAACTAGAAGGAGATACACATGGCACTTATTAGCGGCAGTAACCGAGTACCACACTCAGATATCAAGAAGGTCGCACCTATCAAGGTTGCACCTACGCCACCAGCGGTAGTCGTAGAAGAAGTAAAGCCTGTCGAGGCGACCAAAGTGGTAAACTCAAAGAAGAAGAAAAACTAGGAGACGCACAGTGTCTAAAATGGAACAACGTGTAAATGTTGCAGGCTTTGAAATACGTGAGGAAAGCGACGGTATGCACTTTGCCGGATACGCTGCCTTGTTTGACAGCCCATCTGAGCCGCTACCTTTTACTGAGCGAATTGCTAAAGGCGCTTTCAAGCGCTCACTCAATGCCCGCAACGACATAAAGTTCTTGTGGAACCACGACTCAGGCGAGATACTAGGTTCTACTCGCGCACGCACAATGACACTGAGCGAAGATGACCGCGGACTAAAGGTAGAAGGTATGCTGCCTAATACTTCTCGCGGACGTGATGTAGCAGAGCTGCTAAAGCGTGGAGACGTAGATGCGATGAGCTTTGGCTTTAGTGTCCCCCAAGGTGGGGATACTTGGTCTAACGATGGCTCAGAGCGCACCTTACGTTCGGTCAGACTTCACGAAGTTTCAGTAGTAGCTTGGCCTGCCTATACCGCAACAGGCGGTACTGTATCAGTACGCAAGTTCCAGAAGGTTGCTGAGCGCGCCGATGTAAATGTCGAGGCTTTAGCAGACGCCCTAGGCAAGCTTGAAGATGGCTTGAACATCACTGGTGACGAGCAAGAGATGCTAAACAGAGTTATAACGACACTTGCCCCTGAAGCCAAGACTGAAGCAGTAGTCGAACCTGAAGTAGACTTAGAAGCAGAGCAAAAAGTCGCTCACGACTTGGCAATGCTTGAGCTAAAGAAAAAGAAGCTACAGCTAATGGACAGGAACTAACATGGCAACCAAAGATGAAATCAAAAAGGCAATCCTAGAGGTTGCTGGAAACCCTGAGTCTGGTAATGTGTTCAACCTTGCAGGCAAGTGGGCCGATGCAATAGTTGCACTTGATACCGTAAAAGTTGACCTAGACACTGTAAAAAGTGGGGGCGAAGTCGTTCAGACAGCCAAATTCGACAGGCCAGCAAAAGAAACCCGCATAACAAAGGCTGACGAGACGCGGTAGTCTCACTCCGCATTCAGGCGGGTTTCCCCCAGAGATTTACCCTTCTCTCTGGGGGTTTCCTTTACCCTGTGGAAACTTCTACTAAAATTGAACTATCGGACGTGAGTTAGCTCTGCCGTATTCGGTCAGCGTCAACGCGACTGTCATCTGTCAATTATTACTAAGGAGACACAATGTCTGAGTTTATCAAATCTCAGCAGGAACTCCGCAACAACCTCATTACACAGGTTCGTGAAGTCATTGACTTCGCAGAATCAGAGGCTCGCGGACTTGACGCTGCTGAACTATCCAAAATCAACGCAATCGAAGTTGACATCTCAAAGGCTGACGAGACTATCACTGCTGCAACACGCAGCCAGTCACGCGCCCTAGAAGCATCCGTAGCTGCCAAAGGATTTATCCCTTCGGTATCTGAGGAACGTTCTTCGTCTGACATCTTCCGCTCACTTGCACTAGGCGAGCAGCGTGGACACACCTTCGAAAAGCGTGCAGTTCTAGCGCCATCTGCAAACACAGTACCAAAGTCGTTCTACGACGAAGTGTTTGACGTTGCTCGCGCAGTAGGGCCAATGCTTGAGGTTCCACAAATCATCCAGACAACCTCTGGGGAAGATTTGACAATCCCAACTTTGAGTTCTTATTCCGCAATGACCCTAAAGGGTGCCGGGGCAGAGCTTGACGATGTTGAGCCTACCTACTCAAGCATCACACTACAGGCATTCAAGTACGGTGGAATCATTCAGGCAGCAAACGAGCTAGTAACCGACGCAGGCTTTGACCTCGGCGCACACTTGGCTCAGCAAGCTGGTAACGGAATGGGTTACGCAGTCAACGAAGCACTAACCGTAGGTGACGGGTCCTCAAAGCCAAGAGGTATCGTAACCGCTTCTGGTCTAGGCGTTACGGGTGCAACCGGTGTTGCAGGCGGTTTCACGGCTGACAATTTAATAGACCTTCTGTACTCGGTTGATGCGGCTACGAGGCGCAAGCCAAGCTTTGCGTTGATGATGAACACCAGCTCAATCGGTGCTGCTCGTAAGCTAAAGGACACCGCTGGAAACTACCTATACAACATCTCTCAGGTAGGACCCGGAGGCAACGACACGTTTGCTGGCTTCAACGTACTAGAGAACCCACACATGGCAGACTCCGCTATTGACGCAAAGTCCGTTATCGCAGGTTCTATTGACAGCTACAAGGTTCGCCTTGCAGGTGGACTAGACGTTGCTTCTTCAACCGAGTTCGCTTTCCAGAACGACCTAACCACTTGGAGATTCCTTCTTCGTGTTGACGGCGACTTGACCAGTAACACCGAAATCAAGCACTTCGTTGGTGGCGCAAGCTAATCTGACGAAATAAGTCGAGGCCCTCATGGTTGTAGGTTCCATGGGGGCTTTGTCTTGCACGGCTCATAAAGGTAAACTAGACACATGGCAATTACTGATGGCTACACAACTCTGACAGAAGTAAAGGCGATTCTTCGCATTACTGATGATGTAGACGATGCACTCTTAGAAACTTGCGTAGAGTCCGCTTCGCGTCAAATAGATACACATACTGAGCGTGTGTTCCTAAGCACAACTGCTACTAGGGTATTTACTCCCGAAAGCTCTTATCTATGCACAATAGATGACCTGTCTACACTCACAACTCTAAAAACTTCTTCCGGTGCCAATGGAACCTTCAACATTACTTGGGAAGCAACAGACCTTCAGTTAGAACCTCTAAACGGACTAACTGGTAGCTACTACAGCCCCTTCACACGCATTCGCGCAATCGGTGATTATGTTTTCCCGTCGGTGATGGAAGAAGCCACGGTTCAGGTAACAGGAGTATTCGGTTACGGCACATCAATCCCTGTAGACGTAAAGCAAGCCTGCAACCTTTTGTCAATACGACAGTTCAAGCGCTACGACAGCCCTCTAGGGGTTGCCGGGTTCGGTGACATTGGAATTGTAAGAGTCAGTCGCGTTGACCCAGACATAGAGGCGCTTCTAGGTCCTTACCGCAAGATGCGGATGGCCTAATGGCAGACCTCACAGTTATACGCACGCGTATGGCAACAAACCTAGGGACGATTAGCGGGCTAAGGTCGGCTGCTGAGATTCCTGACAACCCTACGCCGCCTATCGGCATCATCGTTCTAGAGAGCGTAGATTACGACGGAGCCATGCAAGGCGGTCTTACTACATACAACTTCTCTGTAACAGTAATCGTTGGGCGTGCAGCCGAGCGTGAGATGCAGAGAAAGCTAGATGCCTATTGCCAGCCCACCGGAAGTCAGTCCGTGAAACTTGCGATAGAATCAGATAAGACGCTTTCTGGCGAGGTGTATGACCTGCGGGTTGAACGCTCAAGCGGAATGGGTTCTATCACCGTAAACGACCAGAACTATCTGGCGGCTGAATTCACAGTCACCGTCTTGGCATAAAAGGAGAAATAAAATGGCAAAATTCGTAGTAACCGCAACCACAGTAACAATGGGCGGTGATGATATCTCAACTGCTTGCGCCCGCGCAGAGTTGGTTATTAACGCAGCCGAAGTTGAGACAACGGACTTTGGTTCTGGCGGGTTCACTGAGGTAATCGGTGGACTTAAGTCCGGGACTCTTTCGCTGGATTTTCACCAAGACTTCGGTACAGGCGCAGTATCCACCCTGTTCTTGGACCTAGTGGGAACAGTAGTTCAATTTACGCTTATCGCAGGTAACGGAACAGTAGCCGCCACGGACACGCCGCTCTACACTGTGTCTTGTCTAGTCACAAGCTTCACACCCGTGTCAGGTGCAGTAGGCGACCTCGGAACCTTTTCAGTATCGTTTCCGACCACGGGTGCAATCACTTACGCTACATCATAAGAAAAGGAAACTAAAATGCGATTCAACCTACTTATTAAATTCGCGGACGGAACCGAGAAGTCAATCACAGCCAGCACGTCTGACTTGGTTGCCTTTGAGGACAAGTTCAACATTTCAGTCGGAAAGCTTGCATCTGAGCAGCGCCTAGGACACTTGCTGTTCCTAGCGTGGCACTCAGAGCAGCGAACAAAGTCTACAAAGCTTAACTATGAAGAATGGCTAGACACTGTAGATGGCGTCGGTGAGAGTGAAGCAGACCCAAAATAAGGGGTCTTGGCGAAAGCTCTGCTCATTGGTATATCGCAGGTATAGCAGTTGAGACAGGTATCTCGCCAAGAGAGCTTATGCAGCTAGACGACAGAATGCTGTGGACTATGTACCGTTGGATGGTTGCAAAAAACACTCCTAAGAACTAAAGAAGCCCCCTCTCCGGAGGGGGTTTTCTCTTAGGGTAGAATTGACTTAGAAGATAGGCGGCGGTTGTGGTATTTGGAGCTTTGCTGGGTGGCATTGGACG